CAAATACCGTACAACTTCGACCCCCAAGTGAGGCCGTACCAGTTGAAGGTGCTCCAGAACCCATCGAGGTTCAAGTTTTTGAAGATCCATCGCAAGGCGGGTAAATCTGCGTTGTCTATCAACCATCTTATCCAGCAGGCGGTGTATGGCGGCTCACAAAAGAAGCCAGGCGTGTACTGGTATGTTGCCCCTACGTACTCCCAAGGTAAGGAGATTGTCTGGCGTGATCCAGAAATGCTTTCCAAATACCTACCTGGTGAGATTGTGGTCAAAAAGAATGATTCCGAGTTACTGGTGGATTTCCTCTATGGTTCATCAATGGTGGTCAAAGGTGCTGACAAGCCTGACTCTCTGCGTGGTCCTAACCCTAAGGGCGTTATTTTAGACGAAGCGTACATGATGAAGCCTGCGGTATGGAACGAGATTATCCTGCCTATTGCGATGGCTAATCCTGATATGTGGGTATGGATTATCGGAACGCCTAAGCCTACAGGTAAGTATTGGCGTGATATCTATGCTGATTTTGAACGTCGTATGAATGCGGGTGATCCTAATTTCTTTTGCATGACGTTGGATGTGGAGTCGTCAGGTATCTTGGGTACGGAGCAGATTGCACAAGCGCGCTCAACCATGACCCAGGCAGGCTTTGATCAGGAGTTTATGTGTCGCGAGTCTGATGATGGAGGAGTGGTATTTAGGGGTATACAAGATATTATCTTTGGTCCCTATCTTGAGCCGCAGGAGAATAGAGGATCAGATAAGATAGCAACGTATGAATGGGGGATTGACCTTGCAAAGTTGGTGGACTGGACAGTGGTATCGGGTATCAACCGCTACAATCATCGCTTGGAAGTATTTGATCGTTATAACCAGATTGACTACAATTTACAGAAAGCACGCATCGAAGCTTTGTATCGTCGTCATGGTAAAGGGAGAGCAAAGGTTGACGCTACAGGAGTGGGCCAGCCGATCATTGATGATCTGGATGCACGCGGTATGTTCATTGAACCTGTGATGTTTACGTCTGCTACAAAATCAAACCTTGTCACCAACTTGGCGATTGGCATAGAACAACGCAAGCTACAGATACCTGAGATACCTGAACTTATTGAGGAATTGAACCTCTTTGGATATGAAGTTACGAAGTCTGGTCTTATTCGTTACGGTGCGCCTGAGGGGTATCATGATGACTGTGTTATGTCTCTCGCGCTTGCATGGTGGGATGTTGGCACAAAGCTTGGTGCTATCCCATCCCGTGCTTCGGCAATGCTAAGTACTAAAACTCTTATAAAAAAAACAGGGTATGATTCTGAATGATATTTCAAAAGCCGAAGCGCGTGTCATTGAGTTGTTACGTGAGTTGAGGCCGTTTGAGTATATTCAAATAAAGAAGGATCAGAATGGCCGTCCTGATTATTTCATTGTGGTACGTGAACAAAAGATTGTAATCAACGACATTTAGTGATAGCATTTTTTGTATATGGCACTCTCATCAAAAGAATTAAAGTTAAAACGGCTGCGTACTATTGCTCGTTCGGTAGCGGGGCAAGCATTGATTGAGTGGCTTGAGGAGTTCGTGCAGTTCCATGCAGATGTACGTAATGTCCGTTCTGATTTGAGTTATGACGTGCGTCGTGATGCAGTAACATTAATTGAGCGTGACATCATTGCACCATTACGCGGATGGGCGAAAGAAGACGCCCATATCAATATGTCAGGTGCTGACATGGAATGATTTCTAGCAGGTTGGCTCCCGAGTGAAAACTCTGAGCTGACCTGCTGCAAAGCATTGGGAGCTAACCCTTAAAGCATTGAGCCTAGGCTCTTAACCCTATGGAAGAAGAAAAAAAAGAGTTGCCTGCCTCTTCACAACAGGACGACGCGAGTGATATTGAGACACTTGCACCGAAAGATGACGGATCTCAATCGCCAGAAGAATTGGCAGAGGCTAACAAGCGCTTGTTTGCACGAGCCAAAAAAGCCGAGATTGAACTTAAATCACTTAAGGGACAGTCAGCGCTTGCTGCTGCACCTGAAACAAAAGCTCCACTATCGGACCTTAACACGAGGGAAGTCGTCGAGTTGCGATCACAGGGATATACCGACAAAGAGATTCTTGACCTGCACGAGCAGGCATCATCCTTTAAGGTTCCCATCTCACAGCTCTTGAAGAATCCCATCGTTAAGGAGGGTATTGAAGCAATGCGTAGGAAAGCAAAAGCAGAAAGTGCCGTCCCAACCCCTACAGGACGCTCTGCTGCTATCTCTTACAAGGGAAAGCAATATAGTGAACTGAAAACCGACGCTGAACGCCGAGAGGCCTTCAATGATCGCGTTGCAAGGGGTAACACACGCGGTGATAGTGAATAACTTCCCGCCACTAGCCTCGTATGGCAGTTACATCAGATCCTTTCATTGCATCGGACGTTGCAGCCTTCGTACCAGAAGTCTGGACTCCGATCATCAATGAAGAACTGTTTGCAAAAACAGTCTTCGCAAACTTCATCACTGACTTGAGTCCATTTGCTCAGAATGGTGGTGATATCTTCCACGTTCCTGACATCTACACCAACACGTTCTCTGCTCAAACGCAGTCAACACAAGGTGCAGAAGTTACGACCGCTGGTCCTGCACAAGTTGATACCACCCTTACCGTTAATACGCACAAGTATATTGCGCACATTATCGGTGATAAGGACAAGGCTCAGCTTTCACGCAGCTATGACTTCAACGCAGTATATGCACGCAAGACTGCTGGCATCCTTGCCAGCGCTCTTGAAGCTGACATCGCTGCATTGTGGTCAGGTCTTTCAACTAACAGCTCGGGTGATACCGCAACTGTGTTGAATGACTCTGAAGTACGTGTTGCTATCAACAAGCTCATGTCTGCCAACTTCGACATTCGTGAGTGTGCATGGTTCATCCATCCGTATATTTTCTGGGTGCAGCTCGCTGCAATCGCAAAGTACTACGATATGAGCCAGGCTGTTGGTGGTACGTCTGTATTCGGTCAGTCATTTATCCGTGAGGGTAACTTCGGACCTATGGATGTCTCACGTGGTTTGATTGGTCACCTCTACGGTATTCCAATCTTCCAGACCACTAACGTTGTGTCAGGTCTTCAGACCTACCGTAACCTCTTACTCCACAAGTCATGTCTCGGTTTTGCCGTACAGACTCCTGGAGGATCAAAGGTTCGTGTACAGGCTGATAACCTTATCCAAAACCTCGGTATGCTTACGGTTTCTGACATCATCTATGGTGTTGCAGAACTCCGTGACGCTGCTGGTGTTGTGGTCAATGGTTCGTCATCCTTCATCGGCTCATAGTCGATAGCAGCGCTCTACGCTGCAAGGATTGTTTGCTCGCCCTTCCTACCTTTATGGGAGGGGTGAGCAACATAAAGGAAACAATCTTATGAATATGCCAGCAGGTCCCGCACCTCTCACCGATGAGATAATCGTGGGTAACATTGAACTACCTAAACGGGTTTATTTTTTCCAACGCCGTGATGGGATGGTGTTTTCGTGTGAAGCATCAGAGGCGTACGCAACATACAAAAAGGCAGTGACATTTGGTTTCACCTATCTTGGTACTTCAACTGGTCAAACGTATTACAACATGATGATGGCTGAGCAAGCACGTCAGTACGCCATCTTGGAAAAGACAGCAGTGTCACGCCGCAAAGGGGTTATTAAAAAACTCATCAAAGATACGTTGGCTGCACAAAATGCGGCGCGTGCCGCTGAGTTGGAGGAAGCAAAGAAAGACCTGACATTACCGCCTAACGATCACCTGACGGTGACAGGTCAACGTAATTCGTCAGTGGAGAGTATGCTAAGTCGTATCGCTATTTAATATGGATAAAGAGACACGATATCGTTTAGAGAAAATGGGCAAGAAATATGATCCTCTTGCTCGTAATGTGGTACAAAATGTACCTAACGAGGTGTATCAAATGACGGAGCGCATGGCTAACGATCCCAAGCTCTCCCGTGAGTTGCGTGAGCGTGCTGCTCGCACCATTGAAAATGGGACCGTCAAAAAGTATGACCAGGTGGTCAATGAGAAAGTACAGCGTGAGTTATCTGATCGTATGGACTCTGATATGCGTAAAGGTATGCGTGATGGCACCATCAAGCCTGCTAACCCTAATGATCCGTTCTTGAAGAAAATGGGACAGGCAATGAATCGATAAGCTATGCGTATCATTGGCTTCATGGTGTGTGGCCCTGGAGAAGCTGACCGCTACCTTCACCATTCTTTACAAGAGTTTGCACGACTATGTGATGATGCGGTTATCGCTACAAATAACGCTGACGACAAAACTAAAGATTTGATACGTTCGTATGGCTTTTGGCAGTATGAAGACAACCGAGAATGGGGTAAGTATCAACCCCGCATCAAACAAGACCTGCTCTCGCGTGTCGCGGTTCTTTGCCCTGATTGGATTATTGCCATTGATTCTGACGAAGCCTTTGCTCCAGCGTTTACTCGTCAAGAAGCTGAAGCTTTGGCTTGTACAGGTGAAATCGCGTATTACTTCTTGGTGGTTAACCACTACAATGATGAGCAACATTTCGCCCATGGAGCAGGCATCCAGCGATTCTGGAACGTCCGATTCTTCAAATACGCACCACAGTTCTCTCTCGCCTTCCAAAACACCCCACTGCATTGTGGACTGGCTCCAGCTTTTGCATACGAATATGGGTGGCACGCTCCTTTCTACCTCAGTCATTTCGGCCTTATGCTTGCCAGCGACCGAAAACGTAAAGCAGATCGTTATAAAAAGTACGACCCAAAGGCCGAATACAAAGATCGAGTCTATTACGATGACCTTGACCGTGAATGTGAAATGCGCCCCTTTGATGGCCCAGGACTCCTCGCTCAGTTACGATTGGCCGTCGATTGCCAACCTCGAGCAACACCCTACTTTACTAAACAAAACGGAACGCCTATGAAATTTCACTATGTCAAAAGAGTAAAAGATGGACGCGTTATTGATGTACCTGAGACGGATCTTGAGAGTACATTAAAGCGCACCTGCCTTGTTGATGGTCATGTCAGCAAGATGTTTGACTATATCGGAGAGGTTGACTTGGGAGTAAAAATTGAGACACCTGTTGCGCCAAAACTTCCAACGTGCCCTCTTTGTGGTTGGGAAGGTAAAACAGAGATCGCATTAAAAGGCCATAAAACAAAGCAGCATGCTTAAAATCCTTTATTTTGGCGTATTTGAAAAGCCTTATGACACTGAGGTCTATATTGCTAATACGCTGGAGTCGATGGGTCACATGGTAAAGCGGGTAAATACTGCTCATGCGACTGAGGATGCGGTCCGAGTTCAATTGCAGGCTGATTATGATGTGATCTTATTCTCAAAGGGTTGGTTTCGTGATGGCGAAGATCGTGAGATACGAGCAATGCTTAAAAGAGACAAGCGTCTAAAGGTGGGGTGGTTTTGGGATCTCTCGATCAATACCCGCAGAGAGTGGCAAATACACACACATCCCCTATTCCAGGCTGATATTGTATTTACCACTGATGGAGGACACGACAAGGAATATGCTGCATTGGGCGTAAAACGTCATATAACGCTGAGACAGGGCATTTATGAGCCTGAGGCCTATATTGCAAAGGTTGATCCTGCGTATGCACATGATGTGGTATTTGTCGGTACCTCTTGTCATGATGAATGGTTTGGATGGGATCATAGACGAAAGTTACTTGATTGGCTTACGAAGACGTATGATCGCAATTTTGCCTGGTATGGAGGTAAGGGTAAGGAAATACGTAACGCTCAGCTGAATACACTCTATGCCTCGGCAAAGGTGGTTATTGGCGACTCAGTATTTTCACCCTACTACTGGTCCAACCGTGTGTATGAGACCATAGGACGAGGTGGTTTTCTGTTATTTCCTGAAATACCTGGTTTTGCACAGGAGTTTACCCCTTACAAACACTTTATCCCCTATCAATATGGTGACTTTGAGGGTATCAAAGAAAAAATTGATTATTTTGTTCGCCATGATGCTGAACGTGATGTTATTCGCAGAGCAGGCTTTGATCATGCGAAGGCTCACCACACCTATCGTCATCGATGCGAGCAGCTTATTAAAGAAATAACCCCATTTTTATGAAGTATCTTTTACATACGACCACCATGGAGCAGCGTAAGCTCTTATTGGAGACTGAAGGGCGCATTGCGCTGGATGTCACTATAAACATTGACGATTTCCTGGCTGATACAGTGGCTATTAATGAGGATACGGGGGAGTTATATTGGGTGAATTACCAGCCGATGCTGGACACATTAACGCTTTTTGATGCGGTAGTTTCTGATCTGGAGATGGCAGAGCCTAAACTTTTGGCCGAGCGTACGCCATACTTTCGTTCCTGGGCTGCGTTAAAGGGCGAAGAAGCTACCATCAACCGTATTGCAGGCTTCTATGACCTGTACCAATGGATAAAAAAGGACGGTCTTAAGACACCCGTGGCTGTCGAGGTAACTGGTCAAAAGCTGGACGGCTCCCATCGTGCCGCAATCATGAAACACCTGGGTCATAAGACTATCCCCGCAAAGCTTTACCGATTTGCATACAATGAAATTGACGAGGACTTCCTTAAAAGGACGACGCGCGCACGTGAGATGGTATTTGGTCCCAACTACTACGCGCTGGATTATGGCTCATTTAGAAACATTGAAGCTCATCTCCCTACGACGTATTTTGAAAACACTAAGAAATGGGATGTATTAAAAGACATCATCCAACCTGATGACAAATATATCTTGGACATTGGATGTAATGAGGGCTGGATAACGGTCAACTGTGCGCTTACTGCCCGCCATGTTGTCGGGGTGGATCATGAGTTTATTGAAGGTGCTGAGTTTCACCGCCTGATTATGGAGTTTTACGAGCAGCGCAAACTGCCTGTTACGTTTTTGGAGCAGGATATCACGGTGCAGCAGCATCTCCCTAAATACGACGTGGCATTACTGTTATGTGTGCTGTATCACATTCCACGAGAAAAGCAGATACCGTTATTGATCTGGCTTAAAGACAGGGTGGAGCGCCTGGTTGTTCAGTGCAATGAAAACAAAAGCCATGAGGTTGATCACTTTTACGGGTGTACGGTTGAGTCGGCAATAGATTTGCTTAATAAGGCAGGTTGGAAGGTTGATACAACTATCCTGCATTGGGGTGCTAAGCCTATTATTACCGCTCATCTATGACATTAATCAATCACCCTCTTGATTGGTATATTAGTCGTCTGGCTAATAATGACTACTTTTCACTTGGTATGTATGGCGATGGAGAGTGGCAAGCTATTTTTAATCATGCGTTTGGTGATCGCTTTACTGAGAATTGCGAGGGCACAAAGTATGTACCTGACCTGTGTTACCTGCTGTACGAGTCTTTGGGTTTCAAACGAGACAACTTCTTTTTTGCAGCACCTGATACATTCAAGAAAGTACGCGAGTACTTCGAGTATGACTCTGCGGTAGATCGTGTGTTGAATAAACTGGCTGTCGAGATTGAGTTTGTTGAGAAGAACGTGTGGAATGAACATATGAAGGCAGCGACGTTGGGGCCGCTTATCAAACAACTGCGCACCATGAACGTGTGTATCATAAGTAATAAGGCGCTTCGACAACTAGACTTTCTTAACTATGACCATTTCATTGAGATTGGATATCCTAATTGCTGGACGGATGGCACCTTTGATGCGGCGGTTGAGTCAGCACTGGCGTATGCAAAACCAGGTGTCTATATCATTGCTGCGGGCATTCCTGCGGCACTTCTCGCTCAGAGGTTACACGGTAAGATCCCTGATAGCTTTTTCCTTGATCTTGGCTCGATATGGGATGGGTTCTGTGGCATTGGCGGTCAGCGTCCATTTAGAAGAGAGCTATACGCGCACCCTGAGGTATATAAAAAATGGAGGGAAGATAATCTAAAAGATATATGAGCATTGAATACTGGGACAAGCGTGTAGAAGAGAATCGTCATGATTTGCGAGGCATGATTTGGCATAGTGGTATCACGGTGCAGCATCAGAAATTTGCAAATCATATTCTGTCATTTTTTCGTGATAAGGAAGTGCTTGATGTTGGGTGTGGTTATGGACGATTTGCGCACCTCTTTAAGCCTGAGAAGTATAAGGGGTTTGATTACTCGCCGAAGATGATTGAACTGGCACATGAGTTACATCCCGATTACACCTTTGAAGTGAGAGATTATAACGATCCTGTACACGGTAATTGGGAGGTGGTATTTCAGGTTATTTCACTTGGCTCCATGGGTATTTCTTCAGAGGCATTTATTGAAAAGTACAAAGATCATGCACAAGTTATTGTGTCATTACAAGGTAATAAAAATGATATATGGTTCAATCCGAGCAATATGGATGTGTAGGGGCTATTTGTTACGCCACCCAGTCGGGCCTTGGCATTGAGTGCAAGGCGTTTTTTGATCATGGTCTTATTGACGAGATGTACGTGGTGCCACACTCTCATTACCCTACTCAAGACTGGTATCCCAATGCATGCAAAAGCATAGATGAGCTACTCGACAAGTGTGATACTATCATTGCATTTGAAACGTTTTTTGACTGGCAGGTTATTAAAAAAGCGCGGGCACTGGGTAAGCAAACGATCTTAGTGACCCACTATGAGTGCACCCCCAATCCGCCGTATTACTGGCCTGACAAGCTCATTGCACCCTCTGATTTGGATTACGACACGTACAAAGATGTGGGGCTTCCTATCATTCGTCTTAATATACCTGTAGAGGCATCGTGGAAACTACGCAAAAAGGCGAAGGTGTTTGTTCATAATGCAGGACATGGTGGATTACTTGGCCGTAATAGCACCCTAGAGGTCTTACATGCCTGGGAGATGGTCAAAAGTCCCGCACAGCTCATCCTACGCGCCCAGAACGGTGGTTATGAGTCATCTGACCCACGTATCACCATCATAAACGGCTCGGTACCTTACGAGGATCTCTGGAAAGAGGGTGATGTATTTATATTGCCTGATAAGTTTGGCGGTTCCTTTCTCCCCATGCAGGAGGCGTGGGCATCTGGATTAGCAGTCATGGCAGCAGACCGCTACCCTACTAACGCATGGCTTCCCCGCGATTTATTGATTCCCGTTTTTGGATATGAGTGGAAGCGTATAGGCATGGATTTTGAAAGTGCTATTATTAAAGCAAGTGATATAGCGCAGTGCATTGACGCGGTGTATGACACCGACATTTCCGCCTACTCCAAGGAGGGAAAGCAATGGGCAGCTGCTAATTCATGGGGTATTCTGAAACGGAAGTATAAGGAGTTTATTCAGCTATGAAACGGTTAAGACAGGGGAACATCAACACCCCACAGTATTTCGACGAACAATTTAGTGGAAAGCAGGTGGACATGGAGAACACCTTGCGGCAGGATCGCTATCTAGCGCTTCTTGCTACACACCCTCGCATTGAGAGTGTTATTGAGTTAGGCTGCGGGGTCTCTGCGTTTTTACCCAAAGCTGCGGATATCTATCCGTATGTGCATGGGGTCGACTTTGCAAAGGACACCATCGCACGTCTCCGTATTGACTATCCTCATATTGTGTATGACGTGGGTGATGCAACGACCACGATTTACACAAAGGAGCAGTTTGATGCCGTGGTATCAGGTGAGTTACTTGAGCACATGGAGGTCCCTGCATTACTGGTGTCAGAGATGGCTCGCATCTGTAAAGTAG